GGAACAAAGGCGGGAGATTTATCTTTTACATGCCGCCTAAAGTCAGCAAGGTTTACCATTCATGCTCGCCGGTATCAGTTACTTTTTCGCTATGCTCGATTTGCTGCTTATCATTCCAACCGTATTGTTTAAGCGCAAAGACTAAGCCAGCGTCCCCGCGACCATTAGCAAGTTGCTGCTCGTACTGCCCCTCAATCATAAATAAAGACTCTTCTAGCACTTCTTTGTAGTCGGGGTCTTTCATGTAGTCAAAAAACGACTGCTTAGTCTTAAAGCCCATAAAGCGGAAAAGACCAACCCGGGTAGGTCTGCTTTCTTCTGTGCAAAAATCAATGTATTCTTGAGCTTTGCCCTCTAACTCTTCTGGTGAAAACATCTTCTTTCTTCCTCTGCGCTTGCCTTTGTGGGTCACTTCAACCGTACCCACTCTGCAAGTCTTGCTGCCTGATTTCATATAGAAACCACCTTATACCGCCCTTTGCGCTTATACCTCAATGTATGCACACCAAGTAAGCGCATGTCGTGAACGAATTTACGGGCTTGCTTCGGGCTTATGGGTTGACATAATCCGTTAACCGTAGCCTCGCCACCGTAAAACGTCACCGTTGTAAATGATTCGTATGTACCACACTTCTCACCGAACCGATAGAGACTAACTATCGGTGTGAACATTAGCACTCCACTATGGTTAATACGCCAGTATCACAGTCTGAGCGTGTTGCGGTTTGCCAAGACCAGTGTACTTCATGACGGCCAACAGTCTTGCCCTCAAAATAAGCCTGTAGGACGTTATCGCTAGAAGTGGGTAGCGTAACAGTTGCGCCACTACAAGTAACGGTCAATCCAGTTATAGCCTCACCATCTAGCCATCCGCTATCAATGGTGTAAGTGTAATTGCCAACCTTTCCGACTGGCAACGGCTTTTCGTAAAGCTGGCTCATACGTCACCTATGCGAATGTGATAGCTAGCGAGTTAACGCTCGATGTTTCGCCGCTGATGTAATTAGTCGTTGATACGATAACATCCGCACCGCTTGTGCCTAGCGTTAAATCGTACTCGGTAGAGCCATCAATCAACTTAGCATTATCCGCTGTACCTGTGGCATCGATTGTGTCATCTGCAATAGCGTTAGCCGTTACCGTGCCGCCTGATGCTGCGCCGAAGCCTGCCAATGTATGCGTTGCAAGTACCGTAGAGCCTGCGCGAATCTCAAGCGTTGCATCTGCGTATCGTGTAGCCAAGTCGGTAGCTAATGCGTTTAATTCCGCTGTATTTGGTGTTGCCATTTTGTCACCCGTTAATGTTGTTTGATAGTATCGGCGCGTTTATATTGTTTGACAATACGCGCTGGTTAATGTTCGTTTCTTCATCGACTATTATCGCAATTCCACCAACAATAGCAACTACGCTGACGCTAGGCGGTGAAACAGCGAAACTTACTGTTGATTCTGGTTGCGGCAATGTAGCGCTTGCTGATATTGATACAGTAGGCGCGTTAATCGTAAATGCAACGTTAGCGTTGAAGCTTGGCTGTGTCGCTGTCGCTGATACTGAAACGTTAGGCGCTGACACGCTAAACGCAATATCTGAAACCGGATTAGGTAGCGTTGCGCTTGCTGACGCGCTAACGACTGGCGTAGATACGGTGTAAATTACGTCGGCGCTTGGGTTTGGCAGTGTAGCGCTAGCATTGGCTGATACGCTTGGGGCGCTAACACTGAATGATACTGTCGCGCTATACCCTGGCAACGTAGCCGAAGCGTTAGCCGCAACACTTGGTGAATTAACGGTAAATGCAATATCTGATGCAGGTTGTGGCAGAGTAGCCGATGCACTTGACGATACACTAGGCGGTGATACAGAGAAGGCAATATCTGCTTGCTGCGCTGGTACGGTAGCACTTGCACTAGCTGATACTGATGGGCTATTCACCGTATACGCTACATCAGCCGTTATGCCTGTTGCATCACTATAAAACACCCATTGGCTGTCATCGGTTGGGAAGTTAACAAGTGTACCGTTATTGCTGCCTACTGTGTCGGGGAGTATTGAACCTGTGCCGTTTGAAGTTGATGGGTCGTAAAAGCTTATAGCTTGGCCATTGACCTCAAACTCGATATTGTATAAATCACTGGCTACCGTTGCTGTAGAAAAGTTTGCGCCTAACACGCCAAAAGTAAAAGATTGGCTGCTGTTTTGTGCGGGGCCTTGCTGCTGCCCGTCATAATGCAGAGATAAGCTTCCTGCCACCCTGCGAAGTTCTACTTTTCTGTCGATAGACTGGTCGGTGGCTTGTGAAAATCCGACATTACCTCCCGTTCCTCCGTAAACAGTAATATTACCGTTGGCGAAATGTATTATCCTAGAGGATGAAGAGGCTACAGTATCACCACCTAAAACCCTGTGATTTCCACTAGATGTTGTCGGCCACCGCCACTTAATACTAAAGTCGTCTGTTGTACTAATGTTGATTGTTGACGCAAGAGTCACATAAGCATTAACACCGTAAAACCGCAGCAAATATGCCATTACGCAATAACCCCGTAAGCGTCATCTACGTAAAAACTAGTATACCCACGCGGCACTTGTGCAAGATAATCACCTGACTTATCGACTAGCCCAAAACCTGTAACGCGCTGCTTCATGCCTTGAATATCCACAAACACTTGATGCCTATGCGCTTCTACGTCTTGTGTAGTCGTGATTTTCAGCCAACCGTTAACAGGCTTTACTTCTTTCTGTGTAATCGGCAAAAACTTTGCGCGTTTAAAATCGTATTCGGTGGCGTTGGCGTGTGGGTAGTAAACCTCGTTAGCTATTGCGATAGCTTTATCAAGTACAGATTGCAATGCTTCATCGTTACCTTCTGCTGCAACTAGCGCTTGCATTAACTGGATAACCCCTTGCCCTGTTTCGTTAGATTGGATTAGGTTGTATTCAGTTGAATCGAGAAATGCCGCCGCACCATCCCCTAGCGGGTGACTTTCATCTGCTGCAATAGTTTTCAGTCTGCGATATTTCCCCGCTTCAGAAAGCCATGCGTTCATACTGTTGCGGTGAATCATCTTTCCGCGTACTTGCGTATATTCTTTTGCCGCTTCGAGCGTTTCAAATTCTGCTAGCTGCTTCATAAATAATGCTCCTCGTCACGCTCAATGCTTGCTTGGCAGTGGTTATCTTGATTCACTGCCAACTTAAATAATAAATCGATTACAACCGCCATGGCTTGCGCTGTCTTGCTGCCCTGCTCTGCCATGTAGCCCACTTTGCTTGATACTGTTACATCAGGGTTTCCATTGTGAATAGCGTTGACTAGTTGGTCGGTACTTATCCATAACGCATAACGATACCTGCGCAATGAATCAAACGGGATAGCTAATAACGTTACAGGAAGAATTAAAGGTGAAAGAACAATAAGAATGTATGCCCACACAATTGATACTGATGCTAACAATAGCTTGGCTTTAATGAAGTGCATAGCACATACCCTTAACTAGATAAACCTAGTATACGCTTTAAGAAGGCGAAAAAAAAGGCCGTTTGCAGCCGGCATCAAAGGGAGATTGTGAAAGTGTGATTGGTCACGGGTTTAATCATTACACGGCACATACTTTAAGTCAAACGGATATTTAACATTCATCACATCAACGTTATGCGTTTGCTTCATGTGCTGCACAAAGCCGTTTATAGCTTCATGTGTTGTGTTGGCTCCCTTGATTGTCTTGTAAAGCTTTCTCCCTTGGTGCATGTATGCGAATTGTGGGGTTAGCATCTTTTCTTAACTCCAAAGCCACCTTTTAACCCTTTAATTACACTCTTCGTCGGGTCTCCCACAACTAATCTTCCTGAGCTAATCTCTCTTTCCAAGAAATCCTTCAAACCCTGCACTTCATCAACTCTTTTTGGCTTGTCTAGGTCTATTGAATCAATCCATTGCGAAAAATGCTCTGGGCTTTCTATGTTATCAGGCATATCAATTAACCTATCGTCATTAGGCACTATTGGTTTACGCCATTCGCCAATAAAAAAACAAATTGGAACTGTGAAAATGATACATAAGACAATTAACAGATGCCAGCCGTAAGTATATTCATTAATAAAATCAAGCATTATTAATCCTTTTTCATCCACACCATGACACGCTTCATTGAGGGCGGTGTTGCTATACTTCCAATATCGCTAAGCACTGAGCCTAACCACAAAAAACAATACCCAAGCGCGCTACATAAAAACAAGAACAAAGTTATCGGTATAAAAATAAACAACAGTGGAATCGCTCTAAGTTTAATACCCATTATCTTTCCTTCCTCGCCACCGCACGGACAATACTACCCACCGCCAAAGCTCCGCCAAAGCAGATAATTGCCATAGCTGCACCGATGCCGTACACGACAAGCGGGTTTGATAACACGTAGTTTGTAAAGCTAATCATTGGTTTGCTCCTTGCGTAGTTGTTCTACCCATTCTTTCATTTGGTCACAAGCGTTAAGCGGGAAGGCATAAATCAAAGCCTTAGCCCCCTTAATTTGATTCTCTATGGCGAATTTCCTAGCCTTGCTATTTACATCAGGATCTCTAGCAACAGCGTCTGTTATGTCAAGCAGCCTTTGAATGCTTTTTCTTGGTTCTTTCTCGTCTACTGTGAAATCCCACAAAACACATTCTTCATCTATTGCTGATTTATATCTCAACATTCTTGCTTGGCAACTTTCGAATATCTCAAAGAGGTTTTTATACTCTTCATTAGCCTTTGCTAGTTGTGTGCGAAGTTCTTCCGCCTGACACTCAAGCCCTTCAATGTACTCATTAAGCTCTTCCATGGAGACTTCTTCATAATCTGAGGTCTCATTTAAGCTGTTATTCATCAAGGCATCGCATGCTGCGTTTAGCTCATTATTTGGGATATTTTGCGTTATTTCTTTGATGTATTTATCACTCATTATCCTGCTCCTTGCGTAGTTGTTCTATTTCTGAATCAATAATATCCGTGCTTAACCAAACGGGCTGCTCCATCAACTTTTCTACGCTGGGAGATTGACTAATAATCCAATTTTTATGCATTAGGTCAACAGCTTTTGATTTTATCTTTTGAAGCACCTCAATCTTTGCTTGACTTAGGATTTTATTTCTATGGTTTTTGTTGTTCATTTCTAATTCAATGTTAGCCGAAGAAATCCCGACTTTATTGCGAAGTTCAGAGTATCTAACCTCCAACTCCTTCACACGATCATTAGCCTTTTTTAATTCGTCTTGGCATGATTCAAAAGCTGAGAAAAGCGCTTTGTAATCTTCATTAGCATTTGCTAGTTGTGCGCGTAGGCTATCTCTTTCAATTAGAGCGTTATCAAGCTCTTCTTTTGTCATAAAGTCACATATATTATTCATATCTATCTCCCTTGTAAAAACTAAACCTTACTCGCTTTCTGTATTACTAACAACTCTGACCAGTCCAAGTCGATACCCCAGCACATTAGCGACAGCCTCTAAGTCTGCCGCTTTTGGTAGTGTGCCATGCTTGTAAAACCATCGCTTTATCGTGTTGAATCCAACGCCGCTTCTGTGTGATAGCTCTGCGTGTGTTAAGCCTTGCTCTTTCTTAGCATGGCGCAATTGCTCGATTAAGTGGCGCATCAATCGCCACCTAACCTAGTTATAACGTACAACTTGTACTTATCGCCATTCCTCAAAACTACATGGCTTGATTCACCTAGCGGCGCATGTTTTCGCACTGTGCTGCGGTTGACGTTTAGCGATTTAGCTAGTGCGGTCTTGTCGTTGTCGAACTCAGCAAGCAGCTCACTGATGGTATAAGTTGCTTTATGCTTCGCTGGCTTTGTTATTGGCTGGCCAAACATTGCTTACCCTCCTGCATCATAAGATAAACGATACAAGCGGCGCGTAGTGGGTTATCATTCGGCATTATCTCATGCACAACACCTTCAAAGTGATTGCTTGCAAATCCTATCTGGTTAACCTCTTCATGCGGTAATTCTATATCAATCTTATTCTCAGCAATAATCGACCAAGCATCGCTTGGGTTGTTGCAGGGGTTAAATGGGGGCGCAGAGGCGTAACCGCCGTCAAGCACTGAAACGCTAACAGCGCAGCCGTCAACTGGGTCTTCATCATCTTCTATAACAAACCCCCAATACTCAGCAACCGCTTTATTAATCTCAAAATCACTCATGTTTTCGTAATCCATCACAACCCCGCCTCATTCTCAAGTTTTGTTCTGTACAACTCTCTTAGCATTGATTCTGCATTTCGGTCAAACAGGCTCTCAATTTCGTCTTTTCCCATTTGCAGATTCCCGTTTAAAAGGTCATCCAAAATCTCATAAACGAAAGAATCATTATGCATTACGGATTCCATCACCTTGTCGTAACTCAACCCCATAACCGCCTCACCCTCACGCAGACGCTCAACCGCCTCGGCTAGTTCTTTTTCGTTTATCATTGTTCTTCTCCGTTAGTTAGCGCCAGCAAGTTAGCAATATGGTTATCAATGCTAACTATCTTCGCGTTACACTCAGCTTGGATTGACTTTTTAATGCCTTTCAACTGCTCAACATGAGCTAGCGTTAATTCTTTTTGAGATAGCTCAGGGATGTCAACGTCAACTTCCACCTCACCTATATCAATAACTACATTACTTTCTCTGCTCTCCATTTTAAAAGCGTTAACACATGTTCTAAACTCACTTTCGAAGCTAAACTTTTCTGCTTGTATGTATAATTTTACTTTCACTTTTCAATCTCCTACGCAATACCATCTTCATCTAGCGCTTCACTTGGTTCAAACCCATCTAGCCAAAATC